TATAATTTGTTTGTAGACAAAAATGTTAGAGAGGCGTTGCCCGGCCTTGTTAAACCTTTGGAGCAAGCAGGTGTTGATCATTTTGAGGTTCGAGATATTCATGAAATGGCTCGTCCCGTTATGAGTATCAATAAAGAAGAATCAGAATATGTCAAAACAGTCCCGGAAGATGTGATTGAGGAAAAATGTTCCTGTTATGTCATATCTGTAACCGTAGAAGCTGCCGTTTTTGATGGTTCTCATAAATGGAAGTTTAATGATGGAGACACCTCTTTTACAGCAACTGTGGCGGACAAAGATTTCCTTGCGAAAATTGCAGCCGGTCAAATTCGATTAGGCCCGCAAGATTTGCTTGTTGTAAAATTAGAAAAGCATCAGCAAATCAAAAATCACAGGAAATTGGGACATACAGATAATGTTATAACGCAAGTCGTCAAATATACACCGCAAAACTAATCAGGTTTAGGCACTCATATCAATGATAGTGAGTGCTTTTTTATTGGCAGAAATAGAGGTGGTGAAGGATGTAATGGCTGTGGTGGTACTAACGGAGAAGCAAAAGAGACTGGTAGATTATTTTATAGAGACAGGCAATCAGACAGAGGCGGCCATTAAAGCCGGGTATTCAAAAAAGAATGCCCGATTCATTGCATCCAAAACCTTAGATCTGCCTTATGTGAAAGCGTTTTTGGAGAAACGTCTCAAGGAAATAGAGGAGAACCGCATTGCCAAGGCGAAAGAAGTGTTGGAGTTTCTGACGTCTTCCATGCGCGGCGAAATCAAAGAGGAAGTCGTTGTCGTGGAAGGGACTGGCGACGGCTGCAGCAAAGCAAAAACCATAGAAAAGCAGATCGGGACTAATGATCGTATCAAAGCGGCGGTGCAGCTGGCAAAGCGCTACGGACTGGACAGGCCGGAAGATGTTGACGGTGAGTCGCACATTACATTCAAGTTTGAAAGAGGCGTGGATGATGGAAATTAACGTAGCGGACCATGTGGGGCCTGCTTTTGATGCCGTCTTCCAAGACATCATTCATCACCGTCATACCCATTATTGGATGAAAGGCGGCCGTGGCAGTACGAAGTCCTCTTTTGTGAGTGTCGTGCTGCCTATCCTGCTATTGCAGAACCCCAAGTGCCATGCGGTCGTGCTCCGAAAAGTCGGGAACACCATCAAGACATCGGTTTATCCGCAGGTATTATGGGGAATCGATGCTATGGGCCTTAATGGTTTGTTTTCCGCAAAGATTTCCCCGCCGGAAATCACCCTGAAGCATACGGGGCAGAAGATTTATTTCATGGGCGATGATGATCCCATGAAGCTCAAGTCTATCAAGCCGCCATTTGGCTATATCGGCGTGGTGTGGTTTGAAGAATTCGACCAGTTCGCCGGTATGGAAGAAATCCGGAATCTGAACCAGTCTTTGCTTCGCGGCGGTGATAAATACTGGGAGTTCTGTTCTTTCAACCCGCCAAAGTCGAGAAACAACTGGGTGAACGAAGAGCAGCTCTATGACGATGCGGACAGGCTGATACACCATTCCACCTATTTGCAGGTCCCGAAGGAATGGCTAGGCAGCCAGTTCCTGCTGGAAGCAGAAAAGCTGAAGGGGAAGAATCTCAAGAGCTACGAGCATGAGTATCTGGGGAAAGTCACAGGGACCGGCGGTGCCGTCTTCGAGAATGTAGAGGATCTGCGCATGAGCAATGAGATGATCGCACAATTCGACAGGCTGCATTGCGGGCTGGACTTTGGCTTTGCAGTCGATCCGTTGGCTTTCGTCCAAATGCACTATGACGCCAAGAAGGAAGAGCTGTATGTCTTTGACGAAGTATACCAGCAGAAACTCACGAACCGCGCTGTAGCGCAAATCCTGCGCGCCAAGCACCTCACGGCACCGATCATTGCCGACTCTGCAGAGCCGAAGAGCATTGCTGAAATACGTGACATGGGTTTCAACATTATCGGATGCCGCAAAGGGCCTGATAGTGTAGCTTACGGCATCAAATGGCTGCAGGAAAGGCGGAAGATATACATTGATAAGCGCAGGTGCCCGAACACATACAGGGAATTTACTTGCTACGAATACGAGAGAAATCGTCAGGGGCAGTTTATTTCTGCCTACCCTGACGCAGACAACCATGCTATCGATGCCACGAGATACGCCTGCCAGAATGAAATGGCTAGGGCTAGAGTGAAGGTTTTAAGGAGGTGAGAACGTGGATTTAACCGTAGCTAGAAAAATGATACAGAAATATGTCACCGGTCACAGCGAATTTTTAAAACGGGCCCTGACGGCTGACAGGTATTACGACAACCTGAATGATATCCTATTCGCTCCCAGCAGGCAGGAGAAAGAGGCAAAGGGCGATATCGAGAACCCCATGCGCACGGCAGACAATCGAATCCCCATGAGCTTTTACAGCCTGCTGGTGGATCAGAAGGTGTCTTACCTTTTTACTGCCCCGCCTTTGTTTGATACACATAGCGATGACGTCAATAAGGTGATTACTGATACACTGGGAGGCAGTTATGCAAGCAGGATCCAAGAGCTGGCCACCAATGCATCCAATGCAGGGGTCGGATGGCTGCACTACTGGATTGATGAGAATGAGAAGTTCCAGTATGCCGTAGTACCCAGTGAGGAGATTATCCCGATTTGGTCGCCCAAATTGTCTCATGATCTGCTGGCAGTGCTCCGCGTGTATCGTGAGTACGATGATAACGGTGATGCCTACAAGGTTTATGAGTATTGGAATGACCGGGAATGTGAGGCTTATCGAATCCCGGAATCGGATGAAACGATGGATAGGCTATCCCCTTATAGCTGCTTTGCTGATTTTTACAATGCGGGATTGTCTGAAGCGGATAACCAGTTTATCCATAACTTCGGCCGGGTGCCGTTTATCCCATTCCGCAACAATCAACGAGCTACCAGTGATCTCAATAAAATCAAAAAGCTGATAGACGCTTATGACAAAACGTTAAGCGGTTTCATGAATGACCTAGAGGATATTCAAGAGGTCATTTTTATTTTGACCAATTACGGCGGGGAAGACCTAAACGAATTCCTGAAGAACCTGAAATACTACAAAACCATTTCCGTGGAATCTGCAGGCACAGGGGATTCGTCTGGGGTGTCCACTCTAAATATTGATATTCCGGTAGAAGCCAGGGATAAAATGCTGGAAATCACCCGAAAGGCGATCTTTACCATGGGACAGGGGGTAGATCCGGAGCAGCAGGGACTGGATAAGACTTCCGGCGAAGCCATGAAATTCGTTTATTCCCTGCTGGAGCTCAAGGCGGGGCAGATGGAAGTCCAATTCCGTATGGGATTCGACGAATTGCTTCATGCGATACTGCAGCATTATGGGAGGGACACAGCAGGCATCGTACAGACATGGACGAGAACGTCCATTAAAAATGACTCTGACCTTGTGACCATGTGCAGCAATTCCGTGGGCATTGTGTCCAATAAGACGATCTTATCCCGCCATCCATTCGTGGATGATCCAGAAGCAGAAGCAAAACAGATCGAAAAGGAACGCAAAGAGCAGGATGCGCAGGCTGATCCCTATGGAGGGGATTTAGATGGCAAGAAAGATGACTAGTTTTTATTTCCTAACGTGGCAGGTGAACCACGGTAAAAACCGGAGGAGGATTTTATGAATCAGGAAGAATTATTTGCTGAATTGGGCATCGCAGCCGATAAAAAGGAAGCAGCGAAAAAAGCGCTGACTGCTTTCTTAGATGGTGCGTATGTACCAAAATCTCGTTTCAATGAGGTCAACGAGGAAAAGAAGACCTTAACCGCTACTGTAGCGGACCGTGACAAACAATTGGAAACCCTCAAAAAGTCTACAGGTGATCTGGACGCATTGAAGAACCAGATTAAATCCCTGCAGGATGCCAACAAGAAGGCCCAAGAGGAAGCTGATGCGAAAATGAAAGAACTCCGTATCAATGACGCTATCAAACTGGCTATTGTGGACAAAGCGCAGGATGTGGACATTGTTTCCAGCTTGTTCGACAAGACCAAACTCATCCTTGGTGACGATGGAAAAATCACCGGATTGGACGAACAGCTGAAGGAACTGCAGAAGAACAAAGCATTTTTGTTTAAGCAGGCCGGCCCTAACCCGAAGTATGATCCCAAAGGCGGAAACGGAAACCCCAGCACCAATCCATTCGCAAAAGATACGTTTAACCTCACTGAACAGGGAAGATTGCTCAGAGAAAATCCGGAACAGGCCAAAGCCTTTGCACAGGCCGCCGGAGTAACCATTTAATCTAAAAGGAGACAATACAAATGGCAGGAACTACTATTTCCGATATCATCGTCCCGGAACTGTTTAATCCATACGTAGTGCAGAAAACCATGGAGAAATCTGCATTTTTCAATTCCGGTATTATTACTAGAAGCCCGGCATTCGATGCCCTGGCGAGCGAAGCAGCACGTACTCACAACATGCCATTCTTCGAAGATCTGCAGGGAGACGCTGACAACATCGTAGAAGGGCAGACTATCGAAGCACAGAAAATCACATCCAAGAAAGATGTATCCACTACCATCATGCGCAGACAGAAATGGAGTGCTTCCAATCTGTCTGCCGCACTGGCTGGTAAGGACCCGATGGCCGCTATTGGCGATCTGGTAGCAGGCTATTGGGCTAGACAGTACCAGAAGGAACTCATCAATATCCTTGCTGGCGTATTCGCTTCTACTTCCATGAAAGACCATATTCTGGATATTTCTGCACTGGAAGGGGAAGCTGCCAACATTTCTGCCTCTGCAGTCATCGATACCCTCCAGCTCATGGGCGATGCACAGGATCAGCTTTCCGCTGTGGTGATGCATTCTGCTACCAAAGCATACCTGAAGAAAAAGAACCTCATTGCTACCGAAAGAGATTCTACCAATGTGGAATTTGATACATACCAGGGCCGCCGTGTCATTGTAGATGATGGATGCCCAGTATCTGCTGGCGTATACACCACCTATTTCTTTGGTACCGGTGCTATTGCTTACGGCGAAGGTTCTCCGGTTCGTTTCGTGCAGACCGAAACCAAACGTGACCCGGATGACGGCGCTGGCGTAGACATGCTCTATAACCGCCGTTGCTTTATCATGCATCCACGGGGAGTAGCATGGACCAACAAGAAGAGGACCAATCCGGAATCCCCAACTCGCGCAGAACTGGCGGATGCCACCAATTGGAATCGTGTATATGAATCCAAAGCTATCCGCATGGTAGCCCTGAAGCATAAGGTTGGCTAATGATGGATAAGCAGTCAGAGAATGAAGCATACTGGGCCGCCAGGGCCGCAGCCTATGAAGAAGCCTGGCACAATCGTTGCCAGACTACCGTAGAGCGCGATCTGGCGGCGTATTATGAGCAGGCTCTGGCTGACATCCAAAGGGACATCGCTGCTCTGTATGGGTGCTTCGCGAAAGATAACAAACTATCTATGGCAGAAGCGCACAGACTGTTGACGGGCGATGAATATCGCGTCTGGCGGATGAGCATGGAAGAATACCTGCAGGGGATCGAGAACGGCAGCGTTCTGTCGGAGGAACTGAACACCCTCGCTATGCGAAGCCGCATTTCGCGTCTGGATAAGCTCTATGCAGAAACGCTGAAGGCTCTTGACCGGCTGGGACGCAAGACAGAAGACC